TCTCAGTGCAATGAACACAGTGACATTCATCACAATATACAAAGTCTAGTGGTTTAGAACTTGTACTTGGCTCCGATTTTAGTTCCATAGCTTGAGTCGCCTACATCTGCAGTAAGAAGAGACACTTCACCATAAACGTCAAGCTTCTCTGAAGCAGCTACGTTAGCTCCTAACTTACCACTGAACTGAGTAGAACCATCAGCACCATCAGGAGCAATAAAGGCTGGTCCTCCTTGGACATAGTAGCCAAAAGATTCTGTTCCCAAGTCTCCTTCATATCCCAAATGAAGGTCGGTTGTTCTGTTTGTATAGTCAGAGCCTGTATATGATGCATTAGACTCTACGTTTGTATAAAGACCACCAGCAAGGGCAGGAGCTGTACCTACACCTAGCAGGGCAGCTAGAGCGATTGCAAATTTCATATGTTTTAAGAATGTACCTTTGTATTGTAAAGGACTGTACTTTTTGAATAGGCAGTGATGTTACTTAAACGACATCTTTACAACTTCTTTATTCTAATACTCTAAAGAAGCTTTAAAGACTTCTTTAAAGACGCTTTAAGAAGTGGCACATAAAAGCTTTCCAAAGGAGGTCTTCTTCATTACGTTTCAGAAGTCCTTTCAAATACCGACATGAAATTTACAGGAACCTTTGAGGGTTATATACCTCATCACATCAATCCACCAACGTTTCAGAATATGCCTTGTAACTTTAGGCTTAAGCTTCGAGTAACTGAGGATACAGAGGAATTACTCAGTGAATTAAGCGATGCTTATGACAATGCTTGTGAGTGGTGGAGAGATAAAGTAACAACTAATAAGAAAAAGAATGGTTACTTCGATGCTCCTTTTAAAACAAATGAGGATGGCTCAGTTACTGTATCTGTTTCAGCTAACCCAGCTTATGAAGAGTTTCCTTTTCCAGTAGTAGATGGAAACTTAGCACCAGTTAGTAAGGATATCTTTCTAAAAGAAGGTACTTTAGCTTTAATACAAGTAAAGACTAAGGTTATATCACCTAAAGCTATGAAGGGTGGTATGCGTTTAGTACCACAAGGTATGCAAATACTTAAAGCAGTTACTACTACAGGTAGCGACAGTGGTGGAGAAGAGTTTAATGTAGCAACTTCTTTCAAGAAACAGAAAGGTTTTACTCAAGCTAAACCTTCAGTAAAAGAACCTGCTACTGTACCTGACGAAGACGACGACTTCTAACTGCTATGACCTCCCGAAGATTTCATAAGTACGGTAAACGTACAAGAGATGGATTTCGTTCGGGGTTTGAGTCAGAGGTAGCTAAGAGTCTCACTGAGGATGGGGTTCACTTCGAGTATGAGAAACACAAGTACGACGTAGTGATCCCCAGACGCTATACACCTGACCTAGTTTTAGGTAATGGCTCAGTCATAGAGATAAAAGGATACTTCGATTCAGATGACCGCAGACTGGTCAAGGTCTTTAAGGAACAACACCCTGAAGTAGATCTAAGGATGTGCTTTCAGAATCCACATCAAAAGCTAAGTCGTACTGCAAAGATGACTTATGCCCAATGGTGTGACAAACATAATATTCCTTGGTGCAAAGGCCCTCACTTGCCTAGACGCTGGACTGCGCTATAGTTCGGTTGGTAAGTTTTGAAAGGGTTTACCACTGCCTCCAAGGAGTTCCCAGAACCTTGGAGGTTTTTAAATGTCAGTTATTCATTCACCGTGTCCTAAATGTGGTAGCAATAATAATGTTGCTATCTATGAAGATGGTCATGAGTACTGTTTCACTCCAGGTTGTAACTACTTCAAATCTGCAACTGGTACCATGCCTACTCCAACCCCTTCAACACTAAATGAAATTGAGCCTGTTATTGGTGATTATGTAGAGATTAAATCTAGGAAAATACCAGCAGATAGTAATAAGTTCTTTGGTTATATCAAAGGTAAGCATGGTAATGAGACTGCTTACTTCTGGCCTATCTATGACGATCAAAGAAGACTTGTTGGGTACAAGATACGTAAGAAGAACAAACAGTTCTTAATGCATGGCTCTAACCCTGATAATAGATTCTTAGGTCAAGAGAAGTGGGGTGATGGGGGTAAGCTCTTAGTAATCTTTGAAGGAGAGTATGACTGTCTCTCTTACCATGCAGTAAGAAAGAACTGGCCTTGTGTCTCATTACCTAATGGTGTTGAGTCAGGTCAGAAAGTTATTAAGTCACAGCTACCTTGGTTACTTAAGTTTGAACAAGTCATACTGTGCTATGACACTGATGAGCATGGACAGAGTGCAGTACAAAGAGATATTCAACTATTACCACCACGTAAGGGAAAGGTAGGAAATCTTGAAAGCTATAAAGATGCTAATGAAGCTCTATTAGCTGGAGATACCAAAGCCATTATGAATATGGTATGGAATGCTAAGGAGTATGAGCCTGACGGTATCATCAATGCTTCTAAGTTATTAACTGAAGTACTAGAAGATCCTAAGGAAAGTAGTGCTGAGTATCCTTACCAGTTCTTGAATGACAAGCTTCATGGTCTACGTAAATCCGAACTCTGTACTATCACGGCAGGCACAGGCATAGGTAAATCAACTTTTGTAAATGAAATCGCTTATGACCTTTTAGTAAGACAGAATCAAACTGTTGGTGTCATTTCCTTAGAAGAGAACCTAAGGAGAACAGCTAGAAGATTCATAGGTATCGATCTTAACTACCCAATTCACATAGATAGAGGAAACATCACTGATGAACAAATCGAAAAAGCATTCGAGAAGACCTTGGGAACAGGGAGGCTTTGGCTCTACGATCATTTTGGCTCCCTTGACTGTGATGTACTTCTTAATAGGATCAGGTATTGTATTGTCTCTTTGGGTTGCGACTGGGTTATCTTTGATCACTTATCGATCTTGGTGTCAGGCTCAGATGAAAGTAATGAAGTTAAAGCGATTGATCGTACAATGACAAAACTCAGATCTTTAGTAGAAGAAACAGGAGCTGGTTTACTATTAGTTAGTCACTTAAGAAGACCTCAGGGAGGCAAGGGGTATGAAGATGGTCAGCAAACGTCACTTTCTAGTCTTAGGGGTAGTTCAAGTATTGGTTGCCTTAGCGACATTTGTATCGGTCTCGAAAGGGATCAACAAGATTCATCTGGAGCTGGGACAGTTGTCAGAGTACTCAAGAATCGTTTTAGTGGTTGGACAGGAGTAGCAGGTAGTGTGAAATATAATGAAAAAACTGGCAGAATGGTGACGCTTGATGATACCCCCAGTTTTGTAGAGAGTGGTCATGTCTTTATTGAATCCGATTTTTGATGTTCATATTACAAAAATAAACGAAAGGAAATTCCATGCTTTCGCTGCAAGTGAGAAAGCTAAGAGACCTCTACAAAAATTCTTCAAATACAATGGCGTCGTTCACTCTTTCAAAGAAGAAACTCTCAAAGAGTTTGTCAACTTCTGTTCTAAGAACAAACTCAGTATCCACCTCAACGATAGTGTTCGACATCGAAACGAACGCTCTGAAGATTAATGACATCACAACTATTCATTGTTGTGCTATTAATGCTGGTGAAGAAACTAAGTTATATAAAGACCCTAAAGAATGGTTACCGATACTAGAAGAGGCTGATGTATTAGTCGGTCATAATATTATTCAATATGATTTGGTGTGTATTAAGCACCTATATCCTGAATTTAACCCTAAGGGCCACGCCGTTGATACGCTAATTCTTTCAAGGATGTTCTATCCAGACATTTTGGATATTGACTACAAACATAAATGGAAGAATATGCCTATCCAACTTTATGGGAGACATAAGTTAGAAGCTTATGCACATCGTCTAGGTATGCAGAAAGAACACGCAGACTTAGAAGATTTCTCACAGTTAACAGAAGAACTGGCACAACGCTGTATCTCAGATGTTGACGTGACCGCTAAGCTTTGGAGCAGGCTGCAGCCTAAGGCCAAAGTAGTCCCTTCTGCTGTTGACCTTGAGATGAGATTCGCAAAACTCATTTCCAAACAAGAGCAGTCTGGTTTTCATTTCGATTGTAAAGGGGCAATGGAATTGGAAGCTGAGATTGCTACACAACTGAAGAACATTGACGAAAGCTTGAGACAACGGTTCCCTTTCGTTGATGGTGGACTCTTCACTCCTAAGCGTAATGATTCTTCTAGAGGATACGTAGCTCAAGCCACTATGTGTCGTTTGGTTCCCTTGAACCCTAACTCTAGGGATCACATAGCTTGGGTTTTAAAGAACCATCTGAAGTGGAAAGCAGAAACTTTCACCGAAACAGGGAAACCTAAGATCGATGAGAGTGTTCTTAAAGATGTTCCAGGGGCGGAGTTATTCTTAACTTCGCTTACTCTTCAGAAAAGACTTGGACAACTAAGCACTGGCACTAACGCTTGGTTGAGATTGGTCCAGTCTGACAATCGTATTCACGGCAGCGTTATTACGGTTGGATGTGCCACGATGAGATGTGCCCACGTCAGCCCGAACGTAGCTCAAGCTGTTGCTGTTAGGTCAACGCTTGGTAAAGAGATGCGTTCATTGTTTGGACCTAACGTTTTGTCCACCTATACAAGTCCCAAAGGGATGGTAAGTAAGGGCGGTGTATCCTGTCCCAAACAGGTTGGTGTGGACCTCTCTGGAATCGAAGCACGGTGTTTAGCGCATTACTTGTGGCCCTTTGATGGGGGTTCCTTTGCGAAGGAGGTCATTGAGGGCGACATACACACCGCTAATCAAATGGCTGCAGGTTTGCCTACCCGTGACTCAGCGAAAACATTTTTCTATGCCCTAATTTATGGTGTAGGAGCAGAAAAACTTTCTAAAATCACTGGTATGAATGGAAAGAAATTGAAGCAAACGTATTACAAAAATATGTCAGCATTAGCTGCGCTTACTAAAAAGGTAACATCAAAAGCAGACTCCGAAGGAATCCTTAAGGCACTAGACGGAAGACCTATAAAGATTCGTTCACCTCATTCTGCACTTAACTTTTTACTCCAGAGTGCTGGGGCAATTTTAAGTAAGGCTTGGTATAACATTTGCTATGACGATATAACTAAAGAAGGTTGGGTATATGGAAAAGATTGGACGTTCTTAGCTCATATTCATGATGAGATTCAGTTTTCAGTAAAGGAAAAGTATGCACAACAGCTTGCAGATATAGCGATGGCTGCTTCCAAGAAAGCTGGAAATCAGTTTAAGATGAGAATAGACGTTGAAAGTGAGTATAAAATTGGAAACAACTGGGCCGAATGCCACTAAGGTCTGTAAGATATGTGGTCAAGAAAAATCTATTAATGAGTTTGGTGCTAATGGGACTTGGACTAGACCTGAATGTAAGCCATGCTTTAACTACAAGCAGAGTCTTTATATAAAGTTACGTAAAGGACAGACAACACCTGCACCTGGTACTCCTTGTGAGTGTTGTGGTGATAGTACTTCTACTCTTAACTGGGATCATGATCATGAAACTGGTGAACATAGAGGATGGATATGTAGTAACTGCAATACAGGTATAGGTAAACTAGGTGACAATGTAGAAGGTGTCCTCCAAGGTTTAAATTATTTAGTGAAAGCAACTAAGGTATCCACAGATCAAAAGGATACTGATGGAGAAACGACCTGAGCCTAAGCTCACTCTGAAAGACTATAAAGAAGATGCCATAGCACGTTGGCAGTTGCATCTCTATGAATGGAACTCTCTGATAAAAGATTGTAAATGGATGTATGAATACTTAAAACCTAAAGCTAAAGAAGTGATTACCTACTGTAAGGCTTCCTATAACAGAGCTTTTAACAATGGTTAGGCTTCTTATTGATGCAGATATGCTGCTCTTTAAGGCAGTAAAAAGCTGCGAAGTAGAAATTGAATGGATGCCTGACATCATTACTACACACTTACCTTTAAGAGAGGTGCGTTTATTGTTTGATGATTTGGTAATTAGTAAGAAGCGTCAAGCAGATGCTGAAGAGGCGATACTTTGCTGGACTTCTACTGATAACTTTCGTAATAAAGTTGATCCTTCTTATAAAGCTAATAGAAGGGCTACAAATCATAGGCTTAAACCTGTTGGCTTTAAAGAAGCTAGAAGAAGGATGGAGGATAATTACAACTCAGAATGTTGGTATAGGTTAGAAGCAGATGATGTGCTAGGAATTCTTGGAACTAGGTCTCTTGGTCAGGACAGTATTATATGGTCTGGCGATAAGGATCTTAATCAAATTCCTGGATTGCACCTTAATGATGATGGAACTATTAAAACCATTACTGAACCAGAAGCTGATGTCTTCTTCTATAGGCAAATACTTATTGGCGACGCAGTTGACGGTTTTGGGGGCTGCCCTTCTATTGGCCCAAAAGGGGCAGAAAAGCTCATACCTATTAAGGATTTCACGCCTGCCACCGCATGGCGAACTGTAGTTAACACCTACAAAAAGAAGGGTCTAAGTGAACAGCAAGCTTTAGTACAAGCTAGGCTTGCTCGTATTCTTAGGTCTACTGAGTACACCTACGATGACATTTCACTATGGACCCCACCAATCCCAGTTACTACGGACACGACCAAGCCGTAGTTGAATGTATTGACTACATAGAGAGTCATGCTTTCGATTTTCTTGAGGGAAACATAATAAAATATGTAACCCGTTATGAAGACAAGAATGGTTTAGAGGATCTCAAGAAGGCTTCTTGGTATCTAAATCGTTTAATTAAACGTGAAGAGTCCAAAATGAAACCTCACGATGTATCCTTGTACAAGTCCCTATTAGAATCTGATGAGCCTGACCTCAGAGAGTACAAATGCAGACATGGTAAAGACATGGATGCAATTGGCTGG